TGAAATAATGGTAAATGATCAATCAAAGATTGATCTTGAGCAATTAAAATCAGCATCAAAGATGCTGTTAAGAAATGATAGAAATAAGAGGATTCAGGCAGCCAAAAGTAGTGCAAATATGCGTCCTATAAATGTTAAAAGAATAGTTGCCCAGCAAGAAGAGCAAAACGTGGCAAGTTATGGTATATCCCATATATGTATAAATAAAAAATTGTGGGAAGATTTTCCTGTTGATACAAGAAAATTAAATTTCTTTGGAAGTAGTATAAAATATTTTAATAAAAAAATGTTGCCAATTGATTGTAGTTATGAAGAATTGATGAGTAAGATGGGAAGATATTGCAAATGTGGAGGAAAGGCCGCTACAATATTGAATGGAATAGATTTAAAAGCATGTAAAAAGGTTCAAATTTATAATCAATGTCCCCTTCAAAAAATGTTATGTATAAGGAAAGTATTAAATCAAATAAGTCTGCCAAATGTACCAATGGCAAATGAATTCTATGATTTTTATTTAAAAGAGTATCATGATAAGTTTATAAAGGCTGCCGATACATATTTCTTTTTAACCCCAAAAGCAGTGTTTAATGGAATTAAAAATTATATAAAGCAAATAGAGGTATTGCCATATATGCAGATAAAAGTCCTTAAATTAAGGTTATTGTTGGAAGGAAAATTAAAATATAAGCAGCATAATAAGTCTGAATTGCAGAGTTTATTAGAAAAAGTCCGTCAGATATGCAACCCCCAAAATTTTTCTAAATTCTTAACACTCCTCTTCGAAAAATCATTGACCGCAATGATGTATGATGTATTCGGTCACCAGTATGGTGTCGGCATGTCGAATGAGGAAAAGCAATATGAGATCTCTGAGATGTTAAAGGACGCAAACCTCGTAACATTAGATTGTAGTGGATTTGATAATAGTCATAATAGATATGTCAAACAACCCTGGAATAAGTTAATATTTGATTTGTCAAAGAAATATAAGGATAGGCTCCTAGAAATAGATGCTGACTGTTTTGTAGAGCATTTTGCAAAGGAAAAAAGTATAATTGAATATGATTTTACTGTCCAAGGTAGACAGCAGAGATATTGTGATTTAAATATAGGGCAAAGGTTAGCAAGTGGATCAGTCTATACCACTCTAATGAATACTTTTTTAATGTTATTAATGATAAAATTCGTGGCCAAAAAATTAGGGGACAAAACAAATGAGAATTCCGTTTCCGGCGATGATGCATTAGCCAAATTTTTAAAGAAGTATTTGGCTCACCAGATAAGAAAGGCATTTTATTCCGTATATGCAAGGAAAAAGGTAACCTTCTTCAACGGATTGGGTGTACAACTTAAGTACTGCATAATATCTCAGGACCCAGAAGATGCCATACCGTGTTCGCTGGACACCTTTGTTTGTAAAACATGCGGCCCAAAATTAGTAAGGCATTTTTTTAAGTATATAAGGGATACATTTATATCAATTAATTATAATAATAAATTATGTATGATGGGGGTACCAATAGAATATATGGAGCAATTAGTGTATGAAGGAGAGATGGCATGGGCGAGAGGATTAGAATTTGCAACTATGGTATTATCGCCATTAAATCATGGCATTCCAATAGAAAAAATATCTGTATTTTTAATGAAGAAAATGGAAAAAATGATTCACTCCAAAGAGAGTATTGATAGTGATGTAATGGAAAAATTTGAGTTCTTAAAAAATGAGACTGATCCAGCAGAAAAAGCCAAAATCATAATGGCTATCTTAAAAGATACTAAATATGTAAAACTAAATAGAAATAAATATTGCCCTGATTGCAGTCTGTATTATGATATATTCCTCCACAAAAAGTATGGAATAAATTCTGATATGATAAGGCCCTTTTATAAAAATGCTTATTTAGAATATGCAACTATTGACGGACAAAGATATGCTCGAGATTCTAGATATATACCAAATGCCATCTTAGAAAAAGCAAAAAAGAAGTATGATGATTATAAAGAAAGTATATCTGGTGGGGTCACTAAGCAGGAAAGATTTGTAGAAATAATTAATGAATTGAATTCTTATTATAAGGAAAAAATAAAGGCAATACCTGAGGAATTGTTTACCACCAAACCAACCTCATATGAGAGTAGATTAAATGATTTAGCTAAGATAGTGCAGAGAAATGAGACTACCCAGGGTTGTTTTCTGGACTGGGCCATAGAAAAAGAAAATGCACCAGTATTATGGATGATCTATAATGTTAAGGGGGATTACAAAAATTTAAGGCCACTACCTGCTGATTTCTATGATAAGCCAACGAATACATATGAGCATTTTGAGATAAATGGAATAAAATTTGAATTACCTCGCCCAAAATTTGAGTTGCCAGTAAGGCATATTAAGAAAGCAAAGAAAAAAGCATGTGTTGAAGAGAAATTTATGACCTTATATAATAAGGCCAGTAAGGAAGAAAAAGATAAGTTAGTAAATTCTATATTAGATGGTACTTATGATATTTTAGATGAGGATATAAATGGAGCCAAAATATTAGATAATCAAAAATTCCCCCCCCAAAAATTAGATTTGGAATGCAGCATAATAGATTTAAGAAAGCAATACATAACATTTGATAGAATAGCAAAGCAAACAAATGACCCCATATTAAAGATGACAATGCAAAGTTATATGCAAAAAATTACTGAGAGAAAAGAGCAAAAATTATATAATCCAAAAGCAATTAAAAATTTCATTTATGAGGATGAATATTATCAAGAATTAAATATAAAAGATTTTAGTAGTTATGGAATATAAAAATCTAAATTTTAGTATTATTAATTAATTAATTAATTATTTATAACATCCATATAAGATGTAAAATGGCGTAGCTGCTAATCGTCGTACAGCCTGCATAAATTGTTTGCAGCTCTCAGACGACGTAAAAAAAATGCAGAGAGGTGCCCG